TTTGTGTGCGTGTATTGCTTTGTGGTCTAAGTGATGAAGTACCCTGCGTAAGATTGTAAGCGTTGCCGCTTTTGTCGTTCCACTGCGTTACCTCAGTACCGCTGACAGTAATGGTTGCTGTGTCGCTTGCGTCATACCACGCTTTTAGGTTGGCAATATCGGTTGGAACAAAAACCGCGTTAAATCCACCACCAAACCAATAGTTAATGGTATTAGCACCAGTAGCACCAGTTAATCTAGTGCGTGGAACATAGGGTCTTGCCATTATGAAATCCTGTTTACATAACCTGTCAAGGTGATCACATTTGCAGTTGCAGCGAAGGCTTTTACTACCAATGAGTTTTGAAGCAGGATGCCTGGAGATACGAGCACCAGTCCAGTGCCTTCAGCTCCGATATTGATCTCGATGTTGCCATCTGGTGCGGTTGCCTCGCCCCATTCCAAAGTCAGCTTCACTGTAGATGCAGATGAGTTGTGCGCATATAGCCAGATCTCATCGATCGATGCAGTGCCACTGACTGCGGTGTGGATAGTTGTACCTGCTGTGGCAGTAGCTACGACCTTGATCGCCTTGCCATTTGTCGATCCGCTTAGAAGTGTTTTGGTAAAAGTTGCCATGTGATTTCCTTATCCGAATATCTGAGAGGCGAGAATGGGTTGGTCACTGTCTGCTGCTGCTCCGGCTCCACCAGTTCTGAGGATCGCTGCCGAAGTCGAGGTGAAGTATAAGATCGCCGAGCCATATTGCGCTATCGCTAGAGATCCGGTTGTATCCACTGTTGCCGTTCCGGCTGTGACTGTCGTTATGCCTGCGCCAATATTTTGCAGGGACACAGTATCTCCGGCAGCAAATAGTGATGTGTTGACTGTGATGGTTGTCGCGCTTCCGCTATTCATCACTACTGTGGTTCCAGCATCCGCCGCAACGAGAACATAGCTGGCTGTTTTAGCTGTAGCCGATCCGCCGCCAAGTGCAGTCTGTTGCAGATCTGTCATCTGCGCCGCTGTTAGAACCTGACCCGTAGTGAAGGTCTGTTTAGCCATCTCATCTCCTAATCAGTAAGCGAGGGAATCCTCATCGAGTCGGCCATCGACAGAGGAATCCAAGACGAATCCTACCGCGAATGGTTGTGCAGTTGTGAATGTGGTAGTAAATAAATTAGGTGTTATGTCATACGCGACTCCAGTGATCACTGTGTTGCTCACCGCATTGCCACCGACATATACCTGCGTTACCTGTATCGGATCAAAGACATCGAGCTCTAGAGCAGCAGTCACACGCACTGGATCTGATCCATCGAAAGCATCTACCACCATGTTCTGCATGCGTAGATCCGCGCCCACTTCTTTACGCGATGCGATGATCATCTGCGCAGAGTTGAGTGCATCTGCATCTGTCTGCGCGATTGATGATCTGACTCTGCTGTGATCAAAATAAACCAGTTGCGATGGAATATCCTCTGCGCTTTGTGGTGTGCCACCAGTCCGAGTGACTGTCACGCTATTCACTACGCCGAAGTCGGACAGATCAAAGGACACACTCTGATAGGCGATCACTCCAGGTGCTCCAGAGTCTGAGAAGGCTGTGGCAGTGCCACCTGATAGGGAGATGATGTCGTTTCGGCTCTTAAAAGTCGCGTAGCCGTTCTGGTTCATGTAGAAGGCTCCGAGCTCGGTCTGCTCTGCCGTTTGACATGCGCTCAGTGCGCTGCGACTGCTCCCGTCATCTGCCTGGACAGTGGTGGTCGCAGTTGAGCTGATCGATCGCATACCACCAGGAAAGTCTGCGGCGTTGAGTACGCTGGAAACTCTCTGAGCTGTGGTCTGGCCAGCAGTGCCACCGGCCACCGATGTGATCGTGGTGAGGTTGAGTAGCTGAAAGCCATCGACACATACGAGATCGACATAGGCAGGATCGAAGCCGGTCGGTGACTGATATGCCCATGACTGGACATACATCGAGCCCAGTGCGTATTCCTGATTCAGAGTATCTTTGCCGATGAAGCGGATCTTGCGCATCGGCAGGATCTTGCCGTACAGCGCACCGCTCGTGTTCGAGGGATTAAAAAGTCCTGCATCATCGATCAGCCGGACAGTTGCCGATCCTGTTTGGAAGGAGTCAGCCGTTCGATTGTAGGCTCTGCGTATCGATGCTCGCATCACATACTGAGTCACATCGAGTGTGTCAGCTACGGCTGTGCCTAGAACAGAGGAGTCCAGTGGTGTGCTCGGATCATCGAGCACGAGAGCTGGATCGAAGGTCGCGCCGTTTCCAAAATCAATGATGCACTGAAATGTAGCGCCTGACATTAGCGCCCTAGAAGGTCAAGCGTCACAGGATTGCCCTGTCTGTTTTGATTACCGATCAGGTTTGAAAGATAGAAGCCTAGATCCTGCTCAGTCAGAACTGATCCAGCTACATTGACATTTACTGTCGTACCTCCACGAGGCTCCATCATGTCGATAAGGTCATAACTATTTGCCGCTGCTCCTGCAAAGGCTGAGCTCGTAAACCCTGGATCACCTGGCATGAACGGCTTGTCGATGGCCATTTCTCTTTCAATTAAACTTTGCACAGAATCACCTATTGGAGTTCGTGGCTGCATGGATGGTGGCGCTGGCGGCGGTGGTGGTAGCGGCGGTGGTGTGGGTAGTTCTCCCGTTAGACCTTTCAGAACATCTGGTGGAATAGGGATGCCCAGACTCTTGTAGTAGAGCTGGATCTCAATAGTCAATTTATTAAGTTGATTTACATCTGCGGCTACTGCTGCTGCTCTGGCCTTATCTAGCGCTATCAGTTTGGCAAGCGCCGCCTCATCGTCTTTGTATCCCTCAGACTTTATGGCCTGCAATCCCTCGACCGCAGCTATCTCCTCGCTTGTTCCAGCCCTGCGCTTAGCGATAGCAAGATTGATGCCCTCAATATCAAACTTATTTGCTAGATCGGACATGACCTTTGCTTGGCGCTCTTCCTCTAGTTTCTTTGCGCGCTCTTTATTTTTCTCAGCATTTGTTTTCTTCTCTTGCTCTTGCAGTTTCTTTTGCAGTGCGAGCTGCGAGGCCGTTAGTTTGACGATCTTGGTTGTAGTTTGTGTCTGTGCTGCCCTTGCCTGATCCCGTTTGTTTTCTATATCAAGAGTGCCTTTAAGCGCATCGCGCTCTGCCTTGACCTGAGCTCCGCGTTTTTCAAAGAGCTTGAGAGCTATACCAACAGCCCCGATGATCCGGCCTAATGGAGTCAGTACCGCTATGACGGCTAATACAGGCTTGATGATCCCCTTTGCATCTTTGGCGAAGTCTGCAAAACCCATCGCTACATTTCCGAAGCGTGTTCCTATCTTCTCTAGCTCACCGCCCAGATTTTGCATGCCGCCAGGTCGATCTCCGGCCAGAATCTTCATAGCCTCGACTAAACCGACACCTAGATTCTCCTGTGCCTTTTCTCCTGAGATCCGCAGTTTGTCGAGCTGGCCTGCGAAACCCTCTGCGGCATTTGCAGCCTGTCCTGAGAACTTCTGTGATAGCTCTAGGATCGCGCCATCCAGATCACCAGATTTAAGGGTGGACTTGTCTAGACCGACATTGAGTTTACCCAGCGCCGCTAGGTTTCCTGAGAAGGCTCGTGATAGCGCACTTGAGACTGTAGCTAGATCTTTGCCGGAGCCTTTTGATACATCAAGCGCAATCTTGAGTAGCTCCTGCGATGAGGCCACATCTTTGGTTACATTTATGAGCTGATTTAGCGATGGCCTAAGCTCATCTTCGGACACACCGAAGGCTCTCTGGAGACCATCAACAAAACCATCGACCTCTTTGACCGAGAAGGATGAGCCGATATTCTGAAGTGTCTGATCTAGCTGCCTGAGCGCCCGATCCTCATCCTCTGTTGCTTTGAGCGCCGCAGCCATCTGCTTGCCAGCGAATGCAACCGCAGCCGTACCTGATAAAAGGAAACCTATCTTTGATGCCTTGCCTGCCTGTAGAGCAGACTTTCCCATCTTCTTAAAGCCGCTCTCGGCCTGTTTTAATCCTTTAGCGTTTAACTTTGTAATAAAGGAGACGATGACTGAGCGATTAGCCATTATCGTGACTTTCCAAATCTAGCGAGTATGGGATCTATGATGCGTTCCATTTGTCCACCTATCTGGACTCCATGCTCTTCTTTGATACGCCAGACCACGCGTTTGCGATCGCCATGCTTCCTGTTCATATTCTCTCGCATACGCACTCCAGCGTTTAGATTTCGCGCCCTATACCTGCCATCGGATCTGCGCTTGCCCTGACCGATCAGCTCATACATCTTGCCCGATACACTGTCATTCTTTAATCCGATTACATTGTCAAAAGTTAGGCCTTTAGCCTTAAAGGATCCACGCGTGATGCTGATCCCACGCTTGGCATCGGTGCTATCCCATACCCATCTGATGGCCGCATCTCTACCATGATGCTTTGTATCATTCTCCCAGGTTGCTGATGTGTATGTTGGCGCAATCGTTCTCCACTTCGATAGTGGAGACTCCGCAGGGATAAAGCCTCTAGCCATATTGACATAGGGAAGCAGGATGTTGCGAGTATCTTTGTTAAATGCTTTACGCGCCTGTGGATCTATGCGTTTAAGATCTTTTAGAGCCTCATCTAGATCCGATACATACAGGATGTGGCCAGCGTTTCGATTAGCCTGATCAACGAAAAACTCTCTGATCATCGTCTGCCTCTCCTCACCTGTTGCCTTCCTGCCTGATTGCGTTCAGTCAGGATTGTTTTGATCGCTACTAGGAAGGCCGGATCACAATCGAGCAGATCATTCGGCGCTATACCAGTGAGCACCGACAAGGATGCGATCTCAAAGATGCGCCCTTGTCGGCTTATCCATTTGGGGAGTCAGTCACGATGTCCACTTCAACAAGTGAGTCGATGAAGGCATCGAGCGCTAACTGCGTGAGTCCTTTGCGCTTCATCGCGTGATGTGCGATCCAGTAGAGATCTGACTGGCGCTCATTGTCGCGAAGCAGCTTATAGAAGCCACCCTTGAACTCGATCTCGAAGGCACACTCCGTTGCTGGAGTGACATCTACGACCTCGCTCTTTCCCTCTTTGGTTGTGATCTTTAGCCTCATCCTTCCGGTTCCTTCCTATTAGGCTGATGTTGATTTGGTTAGTGCTTTAACCGGCCATGTGACGCTTGCTGTGGCCACTGTTTCTGGACTGGTATTGATTGGCTGCCACTGACCCACGAAACAGCTCATGGTGTAACTAGGGTTGGTCGCTGTGACTGTGCCGCTTACTGGAACCAGCTTCAGATTCAAGTATGAGCCAAGTGCGGCCTCTACCAGATCATTGACTGAGCTCGCTGCAAAGTCGTTGAAAAACTCAATGGTCACTGAATCGTTATTTAGACCACCGAGGAACACATGATCGGCATTTGACATCGTTGTGATTTCAACGGCATCGACCTCACGATTAAGTGTAACTTGGCTGACGAATGCGGATACAGTGGTTGTTCCGAGAATCACCACTGTGTTCTTGCCTGAAAATATTGCCATCTCTTCTCCTTATCCAATCAGTTCTGTTCTGAATCGATATGCGAGGTAGTCTATCGCACCCACTTGAATAGAACCGCTTGTTGCTGTGGTGACTCTCAGTGTTTGACACGCTCCTGAAAGTGTTGGATTTGCTTCGACTACTGTCTTGACTGATGACGATCCCGTTCCAGTCAGATAAGTATCCAAAGCGTTTTGAGCTGAGCGTTCGCTCATCCTGCCGGTGATGATGATGATATCGAGTGTGGCCTTGTCTGCGCCTCGCATCATAGACATGTCAAACTCGAAGTCGAGCATTCCAACAATCGCTGCTGGAACATTTATGGAGTCTGGAATCGTGTCGTAGCATCGCAGTCCAGTGATTGTTTGTAGTTGTGTTTTTAAAGCATCGCGCACATTAGATGGAGTCATACTCATGCGAGTGTCTCCTTGCGATATGCGCGCACTATTTGAGTTACATCACGCCCTAGTGGACTCATCCTGATCGCACCTAGATCACCTAGACCCAAGATGCCACCTGGTGAATCCTTGCGCTTGTAAAGATCGGCGGTGAGGATCAGACACGCCTGATTGATGTCATCTGGCACTGATGGCCAGCCGAATCGCGCTGTGACCTGTACACCAGGTCGAAGGCCGTTCTGGAATAGTCCTGGAAAGATTGGGAAAGTATTTGATGTCGAGACGATCGTGATCTGTGTGAAAGGTCTGCCTAGTGATAGGGCAGTCAGTGGATCCATGATGTAATCAGTATTAAGTGTCAGCGTAGTCTCGAATACGCCATCGCCATCATCATCAGTCTGCACTATCAGTCCAGATGTGGTTCCGATGTCATCGGTGTAGAGGATCACTGGTGAGCTGACTCGATACTGACGAGCTGATGCTGTCGAGTCTAGATAGAACCTGCGGTTGGCGATGCGATCGATCGATCTTGATGCCGACTCAATCATATTCTCTAGCAGTGTGTCATCAACATTATCTGAGATCGATAAGAATCCCTTTGCTTCTGCAAGTGTTGCATATCCATTAACTACGGCCATGAGCAGTCCTGACTGAAAGGGAGACAGCCATGACGGATAGAGAGGTGCAGGAGTAGATCTTCCCCATCGACTCCATCCTCTCTTGACTGCTCAGGTCGTAGAGCCTGGCGGCCACCGGAAGGGATGACCGCCAGACATTTATTGGTCTAGAAGCTAGGTGAAGCCAGACCAGTTCCGTTAATTTGTGCCATTGCTTTTCCGTAGCGTTCTGAGGTATAAGCAGCAAATCCGTACATGACGATGTTAATTGCCACCTTGCCGTTTGGCTCTTCAAAGGTCACATACTGTGGATCTCCGTTGCCTTCTTCAAACAAGTGTGACTCGTTTGCATCCATGACGAATATGGTGTCTTGGTTTGTGCTCGCACCGAGATTTGTTGCGATGTTTGCATCTGTGACGATAGGCAATCCCAGGATCGAGTATCCGGTGTTTGATCCATAGGCAGGATATCCGCCGTTGCCAGTTCCCATTGCGTTCACTGGATTGTAAGCAGTAGGAACGACCAGTGGTCGGTTTTGTCCATCAAGCCCAGCTAACAAGAAACCTAAGCGTCTTGGGTGCATGATCACATGTGTAGGACTGACATAAACATTGGATTGAATTTGCTGTATGGCGTCGGCGATCTTTGGATATAGGCCACTGACAGTTCCGGTTGTAGCTGTGTATGTCACCAGGATGCCTGATGTCATTGTTGCTAGACCGAGAGGCTGTCCGTTTGAGCCTGTTCCGTTGAGGATCAGATCATCGAGCTTGGTGTGATATGCGCGGATGAGATCTGCAAGAACGATGTTCTCGATGTTGTATCCGCGTTGTAGTGCTTGCTTTGAAACTGATTGCTGGCCAGCGATTGTGAAAACATCCACTGTCAAAGTGGTGTCATCCATGTCAGTGCTGACAGCAGCGGTGTTCTGTGAAGTTTGTGCGGCCACAGAAGTTCCAGTTGTGATTCTAGACAGCACCGCAGAGATGCCTTGTGCTGGTAATTGATGCTTGCGTGATACAT